CCTTTGTACCTTCGGGTCTTCGTAAATCTTGCGGAGGTACGACCAAAGGTTGATATGAGGGAACATCTGCTGTAGGTAGAGGTAAAGAGGGGGTTTGCAATCGTACTGGATCTGGTACAACTATACTAGGTATAGCTTCCATGATAAGTTCCAGAAGTAGTACCGTTTGTCCATGACGTACTGTTGTCACTATAGATAGCAGCACCAGCAGCACCACCGGAACCGCCAGAACCACGTCCCATACCGCCTCCGTAAGTTCTAGGTTGACCGTTGTTACCGTTGCTACCAGCTTGACCATAAGTACCACCGGGGCCACCAGCACCACCGGGGCCACCGGGAGAAGCAGGGCCACCATTGCTGCCGCCACCGGGGCCACCATTATAGCCTTGACCTATTCCACCGTTTCCACCAGCACCACCAACATAAAACCAAGAAGCGTAGTCAGTAATTTGACCAGTACCGCCACCTCCACCACCGCCTCCGCCGCCAGAAATCTGACCGCCTGAGAGGTTGTTTACAGTTACGTTTGCGCTTTTTATATTTATTGCAGGGCCGCCAGCACCACCGGGATTACCATTTCTGATAGTACTACTACCACCTCTAGTGTTATAACCGGGAGAGTAACCACCAGATCCGCCACTACCACCATATCCCATAACAGTGCCGGAAACATTAATTTCTAAATTTCCGCCCATACCTGTTGAAACAGTTATAGCGTAGTTAGATGTGCTTGTTGCACCAAGAGTAACTCCACTTGGAATAATATATACTTTGTTTTTATTTTCAGTCCAATCTGATCCAAAAACAGTTGCTAAATCAATATTTGTTGCGTTACTTGCAGTGATTTCTATAGGAGGTGCAGCTCCTAGACCTAGGAACATTTGCTGCATTATTCTAACCCCGAACCTGATATGTATGCGTCGGATGAGTTAGCAAACCACATCGTAGCTATTCCTCTAGCAAGTAAAGTTCTGTTACCTGTAGAACCTGCATCAGCAGTATTAAACAAACTTACGTTTGAACCTTGTGTAATAGTTTGTGATGATCCACTATTATTAACAATAGTTACTGCATCTCCAGCTTGAAAAACTGCGTTAGGAACAGTAACACCACCAGACGAAATGTATATAGCTTTGCCTGCATCAGAAGCTACTAAAGTATAAGCACTGGTTTTGTTGTTTATAATTATCCTTCTTAACTGACCTTTGCTGTCTGAAAAAGTTGTACCTGTAACAGCACCTGTAAATGTGCCACCAGCCAAAGGCATCTTGGTAGCAATGTTGTTGGTAACTGTTGTAGAAAAGTTAGCGTCATCGTTTATAGCTGCTGCTAACTCGTTAAGAGTATTAAGAGCACCGGGAGATGAGTCTACTAAGTTAGATATTGCAGTATCTGTATATGCGGTTGTAGCAACTTTTGTACTGTTGTCACCAGCAGACTGAGTAGTTGCGGTTACACCGTTAGTAAGTGCACTAGAACCAGATGACAGACCACTAACGGCTGTGTTTAGACCAGCTACATCAACACCGTCAACTGTTCCTGATACTGTGATGTTTCCTGTAACAGTATGAGAACCACTACTAACAGTTCCTGACACTGTGAGGTTTCCTGTTATGTCAGCTCCACTAGAAACGTCTAGATTTCCAGTAACACTAGCTCCACCACTTGTTGTCTCGAATTTCTTACTATAGTTGTGATATAATTCTGATTGAGCACCGTTAAAAAACTTTGCCATATTATTACCACTAGAGTGGTCTTGAATAAGCACTCCAGCACCATTTGATGTAAGAATTAAATGACCAGTACCAGACTCTGCAATTCTACTATTATTACCATCGTGATAAATTGCTAAATCTCCACCAGATTGACTACCAAATGTAAGTCTGTGATTACTAGCACCAGTTGAATCACCATTTAAAAGAATATTACCTGTTGTTACTATACTTTGAGATCCAAAATCAGGAGATACCTTAGTTCCAGCTATTGCAGCACCAGTGTTAACATCTCCATTTGTAATTGTACCGTCTACTATGTTTGCACTAGCTACGGTAATACCTGATGGTAAAGCTCCTGTCGCTAATTTAGATAAACCTATTGCAGCAGATGCGTTAATGTCTGCGTTTACGATTGTTCCATCTACTATGTCTGCGGATTCGATTGTTAAGTTACCAGACACATTAGCATCTTGTATTTTTACGTCTGAAGGTAATGTGCCAGCAGCAATCTTGCCTACTGCTATAGAGTCATTACCTAGTCTACCAGCAATAGAAGCGGAAGATACGTTAGCCATATCTTCTGCTGCTACTGGATGACCACCAGCTGTTGAGCCATCGTGTACGACAAGAGTTTCCTTGTCTGTATCTACTGTAACTTCACCTTCGGCTCCGGTAAAGCTACTATGTTGTGTGGTTGTACCACGTCTTAGTTTTAATAATTTTGCCATTTATAGAGTTCCGAAGTCAAGTTGTAAGTTAGCACCATCTATAGTACCTATGTTTGACATGTTGTTGTTTTGACCATCTAACGTTCCACCTAGTTGTGGTGTAGTGTCATCTACTACACTAGCTATACCTGAGTTAGATGTAATGCCAGCCCAGATAGTTCCATTATAGTTTTTTAATACATTGTTGCTAGTATCAAACCAAAGATCACCGGGACTTGGTGAACTAGGTGCGTTAGCAGAAATTTGATACTCGTTAGCATATCTATTTACATCAGCTATAGACGAGCTAACTGTATTTACATTACTTATTGAACCAGCAGTTGTATTTATATTTGTACTATTATTAGCTACTGATACAACGTTTGCACTGATGTCTGAAACAGTCTTAATTGGATCATCTTTAACAGTTATAAGATTACCCATAGCATTACCATGCACGGCACAGTAATATCTAAAATTACCTGTAGGCTGTGTTTCTGGTATTACAATCTGTACTTTTGCACCAGCTTGACCAGCTGTACCTGTAACTGTTACGTTTGTAGTATAAGAACCTGAGTCTGTTTTAAATACTAAAGGATGGTTAGCGTTACTACTATCGCTTTGGTCAAAAGTATATGTCCAACCCTTATACAATGTAAGAGCCTTAGCAGGGTTTGATGTATCACCATCTATGACATATTTATTACCACCAGAGTTTACAACTGTAACGGTAAATGTTATTTCATCTTCTAGTGCATCTGCAACTATGTCGAGTGACCCGTTAGAGTTACCTGTAGATGCAGCATTAGTAATAAGACCTAGATCTTCACTGTATGTTATAGCACCTGATACAATAGCTACGTCATCAAGAACTGCTTGAGATGGTGTGATAATAGAAAATGCACTACCTGTATATACAAGTAAGTTATCGTTAGAACTATCAAACCATAAGTCACCTTCTTGTAAAGATGTGCCGTCTGCTCTTTGTGTAGGAGCACTGCCAGATATTTGGTATATATCAGCAAAGTTGTTTATGTCTACTACGTTTGCACCAGCGTTAACAATGTTAGTTATATTTGTTGCAACTGTTGTGACTTCTGTAGCCTTGGGTACGAGCCTATGAAAGCTATAAGTATGTAAGGTACTGGTTGATTCTACTAAAAAACCAAAGCCTGTAGGTATAGTAGAAGTTACACCTGTAATAGTTACAGTATTGCCTGTGCCTGCACCGTTTGCTATGGTAACTGTTGTACCGCTAGGTGTTAGTGTAGCTGTTGTAGCTGCGATACTTAGTATAGCTGACTGTCCTGTAGCTCCCTGTGGGTTAGTTGTTGGAAAACTTGTCTGGTTTGCAATAGCTGTAAAACCACCAACCTCGTCAATAAGGTCAATAATACGAGCATTGATTGCAGCTGTAGTAGCTACAAATGCGTCAGAGTTAGTCCAAGTTGCACCACTAGCAATAGTCTCACTAGAGTCTTGTCTAAGAAACTTAGCCTCAGCTTCTGTTTCTGTGTAGTATCTACTATCTAAAGATGTGGTATTCATCTCAGATAATGTAAGCTTGTCAGATTGTAGTAGTGTTTTTATCTCACTAGCAGTCTGGTCGGCTGTAGCTGCTGTTTCTATACCAGCTAGCTTGCTTTGCTCTGCATCACTAAACTCGTTAGTGTTAGCGTTTGCTTCGTATGCAGTTTTTATTTCTGCATTAGTCTGGTCAGCAGTAGCACCGGCTTCGATAGCATTTAGTTTAGTATGATCTGCGTCTGTAAAAACATTACTGTCAGTAGCAGATTCTACTAAAGTTCTAATCTCAGCGGCTGTCTGATCTGCTGTAGCTCCTGACTCTACGCCATCTAGTTTACTACCATCTGTTGCTACATCTCGACCATCTACAGTACCAGACACAGCAATGTTACCTGTAACTGTAAGATTACCTGTTGCAGCTGTACCAGTGGTTGATATGTTTTGTGCACCAAATAGTGGTGTTACTTTTGTACCAGCTATACCAGCTGTCGAACTAAGGTCAGCATTAGTAATTGTGCCGTCTGCAATTTTTGCAGATGTTACTGCACTGTCTGCTATCTTTGTTGTAGTTACTCCTGAGTTAGCAATCTTGCCTTCAGTTACATTTAAGTCTTTAAGTGCAGCAGTATTAACAGCTTGTGGCTCGAAGTCATATGACTGTACAAGCTGGTCTTGTGTCTCTTTTAATGCTCTAAGAGTTTGTTTTGTATTATTATTTAGGTCGTCTGCTTTTACAGAAGAGCCAGCTTGAAATGTAGCTCTACCTTCTACAGCAGTATTACCATTATTCATTACGTCTGTTTGACGTATAATACGAACAACGCTTGGACTACTTGGGGGTGTGCCTATCCAGTCTACAGTGCTTTGACCACTAGAATTATACGGATTAATATTATAATCAGACCCCGCAGATTTTTCTACTCCATCAACATATACCTTTATCTCATCGGATGAAAATGTAGTAATTGTAAAGTTGATGTCTGCTCCAGTCGCTGTTTGTTGATGAAAGGATTGTTGTGACATTATTTATATATGTTGAGGATGTTTGCGGTTTCTCTCCGCTTGTTTAACTGATCTATTTTTAGTTGACGTTGTATTTCTATTTCTCTTGCTATATCTGGGTTATCCTTAATTAACTGCCATGCTCTCTTTTTAGCACGTTTAAATATGCCATCAATAATCCTATTATGATAGTAGTCTCTAGCATTAAACTGTGCACGCTTGCCTGAGCGTATATCTTCATACATCTTGTTCATAGATGCTATGATTTTAGGATCTTTAGCTAGCCTATCAAGTTCTAGTTCTATGTTAAGAGATCCTAGTGCTCTTTGAAACTGTGATCTAATATAAGGATGGTCAGTTAAGTTTGTGCTATCTGGTGCAAAGTATGTAGAAGTACGTAGGTCATAACCACTGTCAAACAACATGTTTCTACCTTCGCTTTGATCTAGATTAAGACTTATAGGACTCACAGCATTGTATGCACGAGTAAGAAAGTCCCAATCTTTAATAGGCTTACCATTTAGCATGTCATACTTAATAGGTAGCTGCTCATCAGCAAGTCCTTCTGTAATTAAGTTTCTGTTACGTATTGACTGAAATACACCTGAGTTAATTTCACGCATGTATGGTGTAAATAATTTACCCATTTCATTACGTAAACCAGCTAGCGGCACTTGGTTGTTAACAAGTCCAGCTATAATACGATCACCTTGTCCGGGTCTACCAGCAAATAAATCAACAAAGGACTGTATACCAGCAAGATATGACTTACTTGTAATAGCTTGTGCTACAACTAGAGAAATCTTACCTAGTTCGTTTTCTGTCCACTCTTCACCCATAAGCTCGCTTGCGTCACCTATGTCGGCTATTGTAGACATAATAAGGTTGAATGGTTCAAACTGATCGTAACCAACACGAACTGCACCTATTTTAATTGTTCTAGGCTCCCACTTACTGTCAAGCCACAACTGCCTTTTTTGTCTATCTACTGGGCCATTACCATTTAGATCTCCACGCATCCAAGCATTAACAGCCATGAATGTAACAGCAGAGCCTATTGCCAATCGGCCTGTTTGTAAATTACGTGCGTTAGCAAGTTCTTCTGGTGTAAAGATACCATACTTATTGACACTAGCTAGATCATTAGGATTAGCAAATGCTATATCGTTAAACTCTTTGACTAAGAAGTTAAAACCGGGTGTGTATTTACCTGTAAGTGCAAGACCATTAACACCAGTTCTAGCAAACAAAAAGAATGGTTTAGCTAGTGGTGCAGCAGTAAATACATCATTTAAACCTTTTGCAAAACCTGTAAGCTCTTGTGTCAGTGTTACTTCTTGACGTCCAAATTTAGTAGCTTCGTCTATAATATTACCATCAGAATCAAAGACCTGTGAGTAAAAGTCATCTTCATACGCTCTCATCAATTCTGGCGTAATCTTAGGTGTTTTTATACCATTGTCCTGTAGTTCTAAAACTCTACGCATAGCTTTTTCACGCATCTTAGCACGACCAAGTATGAAACCAAAGGCATCGTCAGTCGCAGCCATTATCTTAGTAGAGTATGTTAAAAGATTGCTGTTGTTCATCTGACGTGCCATATTAGCTACACGAAAAGCTGCTTGCTCTCCTTCACTAGCACGACCACTATCTTCTGCCCAACGACGTAGTATTTCCCAGTTATCATCTGCCTGTGTAAAGTCAACATAACGAGTCTTAATTGATCTTAAGTCGCCTTTCCAGTACGAATTTAGTTTGCTTCTAAATAGAGTAAATGATTCTGGTACAGCCTCTATCATACCATTTACTGCGGCAAGGCTTGCTCTTACGTCAGCAACGTTACCATCAAATGGTAGTCTTAAAATAGCTCCTAACGCTGTAGATAATGGTCGTAAAAATGTTGCAGTAGATGTACCCATAATAGCGCGAACTGGTGTTTTAGGCCCAGATAATATGCTATGTGTCATTACACCTTCTAACTCACGTATTAAAGCACCAGTACGATTTATACCGCCTTCTTCTAATGCACCACCAAGTATAGTTTTTCTTGCCCAGTTATCAAAGTCATCTAATGTATTAACACTATCCATCATAGAAAATGCTTCATACAACGCATTTAGTAGGTTGTCATCTGCATCAGTTTTAGCAATTTTTAGTACTGACATGATAGAATTTTTTGTATCTTCCATAGAAGCTTGTGTTGCTTCTTCTACTGTCTTTTTACTTTTCTTGCCAAGACCTAGCTCTCTAAATGAATCAGACTTTACAAATCTAGCTTTTTTAGTTTCGTAAAGTGCTGTCAACATAGTGTCTACAATCTGTTTAGTTGGGCCATCTATATCATCAAGATCTACTAAATCTGCTATTTCTCTACCAGCTGTGCCTAAGTCACGAATCTGTTTAAGTAATGTGCCTATTACAAGGTCAGCTATAACTACATTCTTAGATGTCCATACTTCTACACCGTCAATTATGTCAGGATTAGACTCTAATAGTTCTTTTAGATACTCCTGTGGAGACATCTCGATTGGGTTTCTGCCTTGTGTAATTCGTTGATGTGCTTCGATAGCTTCTCTAAATTTTGATACTAAAGCCTGTCTATTACCTTTTGCTGCTGCTAGCTCTTTTGCAAACTTTTCACTACTCATCAAGCCTTTCATAATACGTTCGACTGTAGCGTCGTCTGTACCGCCTTCTAAGGCTATCCTTTCTCGTTCTACGGGTGTTGTAACACTACCAGTAGAACCCTCTTCTGAGCCCCATTTCTTACGTGTATCAGATAACTGATCTCTAGCTACTTGTGGCTCAACCTCGGATATGTGTGCCCCTTGGTGTGGTTGAGATATCGGTGCATTTTTATCTGCTCTAAACTCTGTTTCACCTTTACGTAGCTGTGCAATACCAGCTTCTACTGTTTGTTTTTCTAAACTTTTGTTTCTAGCTGTAATCTGATCTACAGCTTTTTTACCACCTTTACCAAGTGTATAAGCTAAACCATCAAAGACTAGACCTATGCCCATACCTTCAACGATATTTTTTAGTTTCATTACAACTGGATGGTCAGTATCTTTGGTAGATAAAGGTGTATCTATCCAACCATATCTGTCACGTAATGCACCTAAAGCGTTTTGCTCAT